TCATTTAGGGGGAGGATATCATATGATTGTAGGGAAATCAAGAAGGAAGGGATACTCTTATAAGAATGGGGCAATATGTGCTAACTTGTATAATACCAAAAGGAAAGCACAAGTTATTATAGGGGCTCATGAGAAGAAGTTCCTCTACCCTAAAGGTACTATGGGTATGACCTCTGATTACCTTAACTTCTTAAATGAACACACTGGTTGGAGAAAGAGTAGGGATTATGTAGACAAGCAAGACCATAAGAAAGCTTCCTATAAGCAGACTATTAATGGTATAGGTATTGAGTCTGGATATCAATCTGAGGTATTTGCACTTACATTCCAGGACAACCCAGATGCTGCAAGGGGGAAAGATGCTGTTATTGTACTATTGGAGGAGGCAGGTTCTTTCCCTAATATGAAGGCTTCTTTCTCAGCTATTAAACCAGCATTAACATCAGGTACTTATATTACAGGACAGATTGTAATATTTGGAACAGGTGGAGATATGGAGAGTGGGACAGTAGATTTTGCTGATATGTTCTATGACCCAGTTACCTATGATTTGATGCCTTTTATTAATATATGGGATGATAATGCAGAGAACTCTGTATGTGGATTCTTCCACCCTCTTACTTGGAATTTAGAAGGATTCTATGATGAGCAAGGTAATTCTGATATAGCGGGGGCTACAGAGTGGGAGATGAAAAGAAGGGCTACTATATTAAAGAGTAGTTCTGGTACTACAGCTTACCAACAGCATATTCAAGAATTTGCATTAAAGCCTTCAGAGGCTTTCTTGACTGTTTCTGTAAATGATTTCCCAGTAGTAGAATTAAGGAACCAACTTAATAGAGTACAAAGGGAGGGGCTCACTTTAAAGAAAGGGACTCCTGTGGAATTATCAGTAGAGGAAGGAAAGGTAAGAGCAAAAGCCAGTAAAAGTCTAAACCCTATACTGCATTATAAGGTGAAGCAAAAAGACTTGACCTCTTGTCCTATTATATTTGAGTGGCCAATAAGTACCCCTCCAAAGGGATTATACAAGATAGGGTTTGACCCTTATAGACAAGATCAGAGTAATGGAGTTTCTTTAGCTGCCATCTATGTTTATAAAGGAGTGCAAAAGGATAGTGGTACAAGGGACATTATAGTAGCCTCCTATGTAGGTAGAGCACAGACTACGGATTCTGTAAATAGGATTGCAGAAATGTTAGCTGAACTATACAATGCAGAGATTATGTATGAGAATGAAGTTCCTGATGTTAAGAAGTATTTTGAGAGAAGGAAGAAACTACACCTGTTAGCTGCACAACCAGATGGGGTGATAAGTAAGAACATAAAAAACTCTAAAGTAGCTAGGGTTTATGGGTGTCATATGAATGACAAACTAAAGGATGCTGGAGCTAAATACATCAAGAAGTGGCTCTTAACTGAAAGGGACTTTGATGAAAATGGAGACCCTGTTACAAATATTGACTATATTTATGATATGGGATTACTTGAAGAGTTAGTCCTATATAATAAGAAAGGTAACTTTGATAGGGTTATGGCTCTAATGCAAGTTATGTTTCAGATGGAAGAAGATGATCTAGATAAGGTATATGAGGTAGGGGGTACTAATAAAGCTTTCTTTAATGAACTAGAGGATCTCAGATTTAACCTATTTAAAACTTAACAAATAATGATTAATAACGACGTAAATCTAGGTGGAGTCCAAAGACTCTCAAGAGCTCAAAAAGAGGCTAAGAAACATAATTGGTATAAAGACAGGGCTAGACAGATAAGGGGGAATTCTTTTGTAAGAGGGTATAACATAGCAGAAGTTTCTGAATATAAGAGGATGAAAGTCAATTATGACTTATTCAACAATATTGTTAATAAGGAGGACTTTACATATGTGTGTAAACCTTTTGGTGCTGAAGTAGGAGACCTGCCAGCATCTTTTACAAACAAGGATATTATCTCCTCAAGGGTAAAGACACTTCTTGGAATGGAAATGAAAAGACCCTTCTCCTGGAAAGTGGTAGCCACTAATCCAGAGGCAACTACTCGTAAAGAAGAGGCTTACTTTGGAATGATTAGGGAGTATGTAATCAGTCAGATTATGACTCCAATACAACAAGAAATTGAACTTAAGTATCAACAACAAGCACAAGGACAAGAACTTACTCAAGAGCAACAAGCTCAAATACAACAGCAGATAGCTCAAGAGCTAGAAGCTAAAACTCCAGATGAGGTACTAAAGTATATGAAAAGAGATCATCAAGATCCTGCTGAAGTAATGGCTCATCAAATCCTACAATATCTTACCCAAAAACAGAGTATAAAAAGGAAGTTCAACAATGGTTGGAAGCACTTACTTATCTCTGGATATGAGATATACTGGGTAGGAGAGGAGAATGGAGAACCTCATCTAGCCGTAGTAAACCCTGTTAGGTTTGACTATGACAAATCCCCAGATGTAGATTTTATAGAAGATGGAGAATGGGCTTGTGCTGAATACAGACTAACCCCAACTCAGCTCATTGGAAGTTTTGGAGAAGAGCTTTCAAATACAGAAATAGATACTATTCTAAAGACAGGATATATGGGGACAGCTTTAGGGGCTGATGTTAATGACCCTGTATGGTCTTTTAAAGAAGCTGAAGACCACAATAACTCACTAATCTCTGTTTACCACTGTGTATGGAAAGACCTTAGAAAAGTAGGGTTCTTGACATTCATCTCTCCAGAAACTGGTGAAGAAGAGGAGAAAATAGTTGATGAAACTTATAAACTAAACAAGCCTTTAGGAGATATAAGCATAAGATGGGAGTGGATACCAGAGGTATATGAAACCTACTGCTTACCTCAAAATATCTATGTTTATATGAGACCTGTAGTAGGACAGTTCAGAGATTTAGATAATCTCTACATTTCAAAGCTACCTTATTATGGAGCTCCCTCTGATAATGTAAACTCTCAAGTGACTTCATTAGTAGATAGAATGAAAGTGTGGCAATACTACTACAACATTATTATGTATAGGTTAGAACTTTTGATGGCTTCTGATAAAGGGAAAATACTCCTTATGAATGTCAATAGTATTCCAAGGTCCTCTGGTATAGACCTTAAAAAGTGGATGTATTATGCAGAGGCTATGAAGATAGGTTGGGTAGATCCTTCTGAAGATGGTAACAGAGGACTTGATGTGACCAACATGGCCAAAGAGGTAAATATGTCCCTAATCTCAGATATCCAAAAGTATGTAGAATTAGCTGGATATATAGAGGAACAATGTGGTAAGTCAGTTGGGATTACAGACTCTATGGTAGGACAGATAGGCTCTAATGAGGCTGTGAGTAATACTAAACAAAACATTCAACAGAACTCTTATATTCTTGAACCATACTTTGATTTACACAATCACGTTAAGAAGAATGTAATTGAGGCACTACTTAATCAAGCAACTATATCTTATTCTGACTATAAAGGTAAAAAGCTAAGCTACTTCTTAGATGACTTATCAATGGAAATGGTAACTGTAGATGGGTATTTATTAGACTTATCTACTTATGGAATATTTGTATCTAACTCTGCTAAGGCTCACGAAGCTGTAGAATTAGTTAAACAGATGGCACACGCTGCTATGCAGAACCAAGCTATTGACTTATCTGATGTTATAAAGGTAGTTAGAACTGAAGGAATCCAAGAAGCTGAAGAGCAATTAGAAATCTCAGAAGAGAAAAGAAGAAAAGAAAATCAAGCTAATCAGATTGCTGCTATCCAGGAAGAGGAGAAAGGTAGAGAGAAAGCAAGAGAGTTTGAGATGGGTAAAATGAAGTTTGACAGAGAAACAGCTCTTATGATAGAAGATAAGAGAACAGAAAGAGAACTTCAAAAGCAAGTTATGATGTCTATGGGCTTCAATGAAGATAAAGATTTAGACAATGATGGAGTACCAGATGTAGTAGAACTTTATAAGGAGGGAGCTAAGGCAAACATAGAAGCAAGAAAGCAAGACCTTGATGAAGCAAAGTTCCAACATCAAAAGGAAGTAGATAAAGAGAACATTAAAATAGAGAAGAAAAAGGCAAGTAATTCAGGACAAAAAGGATAAAATTAAAATAAAAGCTATATGGGATAATCTTATGTAGTTAAGTTTAAAACTTGCAATATTTAAATATTTAATCTTAAATTAGTATAAAATGAAGAAAAACCAGGCAACAGGTTCCCAGACTTTAGATGATTTTAACTGGGATGATGATTTTTTTGGAATTCCAAACACTTCTGTAAAGGAAGAAGTGGAGGTAGTTAATCTTGAAAAAGATGAAAAAAATGAAGATGATGATAAAGATGGTAAAGCTAGTAAGGAAACTGAAGAAGATTCCAAAGCTAGTAAGTCATCTAAAGAGTCCAAAGAAGAAGATGAAGATCTAGATTTCTTTGGAGGTGCTCCTACTGAAAAGGCTACTGAAGTTGAAGAAGACGAAGTAGAAGAGGAGGAAGAAGATGAAACAAATCAATATCTAGACTTATTTTCTAAAGGTAAAGAGAAAGGACTTTTCTCTGTAGACTTAGAAGAAGATGAGGTTCTAGATGAAGATAAGTTCTTTGAATTACAAGATAAGGAGGTTGAAGCAAGAGTTGAAGAAACTTTTCAAGGATTCTTTGAGGAGTTAGATGATGATGCTGCAGCATTCCTTAAGTTTAAAAAAGAGGGAGGGGACACGAAAGACTTCTTTAGCACCTATAAAGAGATATCAGAAATGCCTAAAGGGGACATTGATGATGAGGTATATCAAGAGAAGTTGTCTAGATACTACTTGAAAACACAAGATAATCTAGACCCAGATGATGTAGATGATAGGCTACAGTGGCTTAAAGACTCTGGTAAACTCGGTAAATATGCTGAGAATTATAAAGAGAAACTCAGTAAGAAGGAAGAGGCTAATAAGGCCAGACTTCTAAAAGAGGCTGCAGAACAAGAGAAGGCTAGGAAAGCTCAACAAAGAGAGTTTGAAGAAAGTGTCAAGGAAATGGTTAGCAGTTTAGAAAAGGCTGTATCACTACCACTTACCTCTAAAGATAAAAAGGAGTTAGTTCCTTTTATCACTAAACACACAGTGAAAGTTGGGAAGAACCAATACATCACTCCTATGCAGGAGAAGTTAGGTAAAGCCCTTAAAGACCCAGAGAAGATGTTGGCATTAGCTAAACTCTTAAATAATGGGTTTGATATTTCTGATGTAGTTGCTAAAAAATCTACTGAGGAAACAAGGAAGGTTAAAAAGAACCTTCAAAACAATAAGAATATTACAAAGAAAAGCTCTGGCAAGACTGGTAAATCCAGAGGGTTGGCAGACTTCTTTTAGAATATGTATTTTATTAATCTAAACACTTAAACTATGAAAGTAGGAAGTAAGTTAATTACTAAGCAAATGCCATGGCATGCCAATATGACGGAAATGAACCATCTTGGTAAGGCATTGATTTCTAAGCCAGACAAGTTTGAATCAAGGATAGGGCAGCTATTTTCTGCGTCTATGTATTCAGACAACCCTCTTACAGCAGTTACTATTGCTGAAGGAAGGGTAGAGAACACCAATTCCAATGTATGGGAATGGGATTTAAGAGCAGCTAACTCTAGACCTCTAGTAGTACTAGAAGATGTAGATGGAGTTGTTGCTGGTAGTAAGCAACAAGGTAAGTTCAAGTCTGTATTCAAGTTAAAACTTGATGAGTCTTGGTATGAGCCAGGAGATGTAATCTCTCCAGGTGCTACTAATAAGAAGTACCAATGTAGAGTTCAAGAGGAGGCTCAAGCTTCAGGGAAAGGATTTGTCTACACTATTAGACTAATGTCTGATGACCCACAAGCTTTTGTACCAGCTCAATACTTTGCACCTGGGACTCAGTGGGGTAAACTTTACTCTCAATACGCAGAAGCAGAAGATCAATCTGGTAGTACTCAGTACTCTTTACCAATCTCTCTACAAAATAGAATGAGTAGATTCAGAAAGAAGTATCGTGTTACTGGAGATGTTCATGATGATGTACTTGCTGTAAAGATTCCAGATTCTAAAGGAGTGTACCATGATTCTTGGATCAAGTATGCTGAGGTAGAATACTGGCAACAATGGTACAGAGAGCTGGAAAGAGGATACTGGTATTCTCGTAGTACAGATACAGTTCTTTCTGCAAATGGTAGACCTATCAAGTCTGGTCCAGGATTACAAGAGCAATTAGAGGATTCTCATATCCAACACTACTCTAACTTATCAGCTAGACTGATTGAGGAGTATTTGATGGACATCTTCTATTCTCGTGTTAAGCCAGGAGCTAAAAGACAAATGAAAGGGTGGTCAGGGGAATATGGAATGATCCAATTCCATAGAGCTATTCAAGATTGGGCTACTCAGACTGGATTTATCCAAGTAGTAGATAACCTATTTATGGAGAAGACCTCTTCTGAGTACAACACCAATGCTTTAGCAGCTGGTTATCAGTTCACAAAATATAGAATGGCCAATGGTGCTGAATTAGAAATGATTCACAATCCATTATATGATGATAGAGAGATCAACTTTGAGCTTGACCCTATTACAGGTTATCCAATGGAATCTCAACGTATTACATTTATGGATTTCTCTGGAGAAGGTTCTAGTTCTAATGTAAGAACTATCAACAAAAATAAATCTTATAAACTTGGGTATGTTGCTGGTTTAACCAATCCTTATGGAGCTGCAGATGGAAGCTTAATGTCACACTCTGGAAACTACTATGAAATGCATGTTGAAAAACAATGTGGACTTCATATTGAGGATGTTTCAAGATGTGGGGAGTTAATCCTAGATCGTCAGTAAAATATGGATAAATTCAAAGGGGGTATTGAGTTATCCCCTTGAATTTAACTTATCTTAGTAGAAATTAAAATGTAAATTAAATAATAGGAATATGAGAATAGAAGTTAGACCGTTAGACATCCCAAAATGGCACGGAAAAGCAGGAAAAGAGGCATTTTCACAAGCACACACTATAGAAGCATTATATGACCACAAGACAGGTGGTTTAGCTACTGGCCTTACTGAAGAAGAAGCAAAAACGTATGGAGAAAAGTTAGGCGTAAACTTATCAAGTAAATTTGACCAAAGCAAGCCACATGAGTTTTGGGGATCTGCTATGGGTAGGATAAAATTAGAGAATAAAACTATGATTTTTGAAGATACCAAAGCCCTTGATTTTGTTAAAGTAAGAATGATGAAGGCATCTAAGTATGTTGCTAATAGTATTAAAGAGTGGGAAGCAGGGAAATACCCTGATGCAACTCATGTAATCTATGATGAAGAACAAGATATCGCTATCAAGGCTAGTCGAATTCAAGCTAAGAACAATGCAAGAAAGATTGCAATGGAGCTTAGTGCAGAAGATAAGATTAACCTAGTACAGATTTTATCTAACAGGTCTCTTAAAGGAAAAAGCCAAAATCACGTGGATATTGAGATTGATAGCCTAGTAGAGGATAGAACTAAAGAGTTCTTATCTTATGCTAATAGAAGTAGTAAAGAACTTTATTTGAGAGGATCTATTTTAGAAGCTCTTCAAAGAAATATCTTAACTAAAGAAGGTTCATCTATTTATTATCTAAGTGATCAAATTGGTTTTGATTTTGAATCCACATTGAAGTATTTCGATGACCCTCAAAATCAGAACATCAAATTAGCTATTTTGGAAAAATTAAATAGTTAATTAATTAAAATAGTTTTGATATGACAATACAAGAAATGCATTATGACTTCAAGCAAAAATTAAATAAGCTTGACTCTCAGAATTACAGGAACTTAAAAGTACCTGAGATTGACTGGAAACTTAATGAAGCTATTGAGTTGTATGTTAAGACTATTGCTGAACCTAAATACAAGACTATCTATGGTTTTGAAAAGAACCAAGTAATATCTGACAATATTAGGCCTTTGGTAGTAGCTAGTGGGGAACTCACTATTACAGATGGGGGAACCATTGCTTTACCAGATGACTATGGGTATTTTATAGCTTTTAGGCATATGATGATTAAAGGATTAGGCAATAATGGTGCTGAAGTTGCTGTAGAAAAATTTCATGTTGTACAACATAATGATGATTCTAATAGTAGCTTCTTGGACAATTCTTCACTACTATGGAGAGAAGTAAATTTCTCTTTTGAG